CGCCACATCCGAGCCTCTGAAGAAGGGCTGACGCCATGCTGAGGTTCGAAGACCTACGCGTGCGCGACAATCAGGATCTCGATCGGGATTTTTTCAACCGCCGCTATCGCCTGATTGCCGAAAGCCTTGGCGATCTTGATGCTCAACTGGCGCGCATTCGCGGGGCCACTGACAATCTGGTGACCCTCGGCCTGACCCGCGTGAATGAGGTCTTGGGCCCTGCGCTGGCCACAGCCACGGCCGCGGCAGAAAACGGGTTTCTGGTGGCCACATCGGCGACGCCACTCACCGTCTCGGTGGGCCTGCAGACAACCTTTGAGATCGATGGCACGCCCGCACGCGCGCTCTTTGCGCCCACGCCCTATGTCGTGCTGACACGCGATGGGGGCGGTAGCCTGAACGACTGGGCGGTGTTCCGGGTCGATGACTACACCCGCGAGAACGGCGGCCTTGCCGGCAAAATCGTGGCCGTCAACGGCGATATCGGTGCGGCAGAGCATGACGACTGGGTGATCTCGGCCAGCGCGGGGCTCGCAGCCTCGGTGATCGAAACCGCGGCCGCGGTCTCAAGCGCGCTGGCTCTGGCCCAGCAGGCAGCACAGGATGCGGCCGCGGCTGCGGATATTGCAGAAAGCGTGCTGGCCAACGGGCCGGTGTCCTCCGTGAATGGTCAGGCGGGGGAGGTGGCGCTCGGGATCGGAGATATACCAAGCCTCACGGCGCAACTGGCCAGCAAGGCGGCCAGCACCCATGGCCATACCATCGCGCAGATTTCCAACCTGCAGTCCACATTGGCTGCGCTGCAGGGTCGGATCGATCTGGTCGATGGCGGCACATATTGATGGAGGCAGGCATGATGCGATCCGCCCTGACAGAGATCAGCGCAAAGCTGGCGATCACCGATGTGCGTGATGTGCAGGTGACAGATGTCGTTGAGGACGGGGTGGGCGGGTTTGTCCGTGCGCTCCGGGTCTTCGGAGAACCCAACACATCTGCAGGCCCGGCGCTGATCCTCGAAGTTCAAATCCAGTCGGGCACGAAGACCGACCTCGATATCACGACACCGACATTGTCGTTCTGAGCCTCGGCCGGCGGCGCCTTCCACACATCCGAGTTTCCTCCTGTGCCGCTGACGTCTGCGCGGGAGGTCGGCTATTCAAGGAGACCTTCTCATGTCCGACCCGAGTTTCGGGATTTCCATCGCGCGGATTGACACCGAGCCGCGTCCGCCCGTCTGGAGCGATATGTCCGTTGTCGGCATCATCGGAACAGCCCCTGAGGCCGATGCGGCGGTGTTTCCCGCCGACACCCCGGTCTTTCTCTATTCCGACGATGCCACCAAGCTGACAGCGCTTGGCGCCACCGGCACGTTGCGGGACGCGGTGACGCTGATCAACGCGCAGCTCGGCGACTTCCAGGTGGCCGCCAAGGTGGTCATAGTCCGGGTCGAAGACGGGATCGATACCGATGCCACCCTCGCCAATATTGTGGGCGATGGGGTCTCCACCGGCCTGCAGGCGTTCATTGCCGCGGGTCCCGAGCTGGGCATCATCCCACGCCTGATCTGCGCCCCAGGATTTACCAGCCAGCGCAGTATCGGTGAGGCCAATCCGGTCTGTGCAGCCCTGCCAGCCATCTGTGAAAAACTCCTCGCTCATGCGGTCGTTGACGGTCCAGCAACCACCGAACAGGACGCGATCGATTGGCGCGAGACGATTGCGTCGCAGCGACTGATCCCGGTCGACCCCGCAGTCAAAGTGTTTGAGGATGGCGTGTCCGTTGTTCAGCCGCTGTCACCGGCCGTGATCGGCATCGGCGTGCGTCGCGATCATGAAAAGCAGGGCCGCCCCTTCCACAGCTGGGCCAACCAGCCGGTGCAGGGCATTGTCGGGCCGTCGCGTCCGATCAACTTCTCGCTCACCGATGGCGCCACAGAGGGGCAACGGCTCTTGTCGGCAAATATTGGCGTGCTCTTGCGCGGTGAGATGGGTGTGGAGAGCGCCATCGGCCAAGGTGGCTTCATCTTCGTGGGCACGGACAACGCAGGTGAGGACGACCTCTGGCGGTTTTACAATGTCTCCCGCGGGCGCGACTTCATCCACCTGATGCTGCTCAGGACCCTGCGGTTTTATCTCGGGCGGTTCAATGTCACGGGCCAGACCGTGCAGGCGATCCTGAACACGATGGAAACCGGCCTGCGCAACCTCAAGGCCGATGGCGACATCCTGGGCTTCGAGATCAAGTTCACGCGAGATCAGAACACGCCCGAGGAACTGCGCCAGGGCCGTTTCACCGTCACCTTCGCCGCCGAAGAGGCCCCGGTGCTGCGCTATCTGGGCGTTCAATCTGCGCGCTATCGCCCGGCGCTTGATGCGCTGCTCGATGATCTGCTGGCGCAGGTCGGCACCATCACCGGATAAGGGGGAAAGATCATGAGCACTATCTACGTCATGGAGGCTGCAAACCTCTTTTGCGGCGATGAAAACCCCACGGCCTCGAAGCACCTGACGCTGACCGAGTTGCAGCTGCCGAACCTGCAGGAAATCACCCAAGACCACCACCCTGGCGGCTCGCGCATGCAGATCGAGGTGGCCCTCGGCATTCAGAAGCTCGAGGCCAGCTTCAAGCTGGCGGGCTGGGATCCAGACTTGCTGACGCAGTTTGGGCTGGGTGCCACGGCGCGCAAGAAGTTCACCGCCTATGGCTCGGTGCGTGACAAGCGCAGCGGCGTGGCCATTGAAGCCAAGGCGGTGCTGGAGGGCCGTCTGGGCACCGCCAACCCAGAGGCGTTCCAGCGCGGCGAGATGCAGGGGTTTGATTACGCCATCAACGAAATCCTGCATTACGAGCTCTATTTCGAGGGGGCCGAGAAATACTACTGGGACTTCTTCACCACCGACTGGCGGGTGAATGGCGTGTCGCAAAACGCAGATGAGCGCGCGATCCTGCGCATCCCGAACGGTTTTTGAGGTGACCCATGTCTGATGCAGCAAAACAAAAGACCGTTTCCCTGTCCGTGCCGGTGACGTTCGAGGGCCGCGAGATCACCGAGATCCGCATCACCAAGCCCAAGGTCAAAGACCTCAAGCGGATGAATGCCGCGCTCGACGGCATCACCGATCGTCTGGACCAGGGCATTGTCATGGCCTCAGCTTTGACGGGCTATCCGGTCGAGATGATCGAGGATCTCGACACTGACGACTTCACGGCGCTGTCGGAGGTGATTGCGGATTTTTTCCCAAAGGGCACGGCTTCGCCTCCTGGCGATCGGTCGTTGCCGAAGCCGCCCACTGGCTGAACACACCGCTCACGGCCTTTGAGGACATGGACTGGTCCGAGGTGGTGCTGTGGCACGCCGAGGCCCGTCGCCTCGCGCGAGCTGCGAAGATGAGGTGACGCATGTCGACGCTCACATCCCAACTGGTGATCGAACTGCTGGACCGGGTGACGACCCCGGCGCGTCGGGCGGCCAATGCGCTGGCGGGCATTTCGAATACGGTCCGCGAGACCAATGGCCAGCCCATCACATTTGGGGACCGGCTGAACGCGGCCATAACCCGCAACAACCGCGCGCTGGCGGATGCGCGTGGTGGGCTGGTCGACGCGGTGGCCAGTTTTTACGCCTTGCGCGGTGCGATTGGCGCGCCGATCGAGGCCGCCTCAGCTTTTGAAAGCGCCATGGCCGATGTGGCCAAGGTGGTGGACTTTCCGTCACCGGAGGCCTTTGCACAGTTCCAGCAGGACCTCTTTGCGCTCTCGCGCGATATTCCCATCGCGGTGACAGGTCTGGCGGATATTGCTGCGGCGGCTGGACAGGCCGGGATTGCGGGGCAAGACCTGGTCCGGTTCACGGATGCGGCCGCCCGAATTGGCGTGGCCTTTGATATCAGCGCTGAGCAGGCCGGTGGGTCGATGGCCAACCTGATGACAGCGCTTGGGCTGACGATCGACGAGACAGTGTCGCTCGCGGATGCGATGAACCATCTGTCCAACAGCCAGGCCTCGAGTGCGGCGGACATTCTCGATGTGGTCCAGCGCGTGGGCGCACAAGCGACCATGTTCGGCTTCACTGCGGAGGAAACCTCGGCCTTTGCCTCGGCGATGCTGGCTGCGGGCGCGCAAAGCGAGGTAGCGGCGACGAGTTTCCGCAATATGGGGGCGGCGCTGACGCGAGGGTCTGCGGCAACGCGCGGGCAGCGCGAGGCCCTGCGCGAACTTGGGCTTGATGCGGAAGACACTGCGCGCTCCATGCAGGAAAACGCGGTTGAGACCACGATCGATGTGCTGCGCCGCATTGGTCAGTTGCCAGCCGAGCAGCGCGCGGCAATCTCAAGCCAGCTCTTTGGCAAAGAGGCCCGGGCGCTCGGGCCTTTGCTGACCAACCTCGGTTTGGTCGAGGAGACGCTCGGCATGGTTGGGGATCGCGCAACATATGCGGGGTCTGCTTTTGCGGAGTTTGAGGCGCGCAACAACACGTTCCAGGCCAATATGCAGCGGTTCCAGAATGTTCTGACCGAGCTGCAGATCAATATCGGCAATGCGCTGATGCCCGCCATTACGCAGCTTACTGAGGCCATCACGCCGCTGATCACTCGGCTGGCTGATCTCGCAGGGGCGTATCCGGAGGTGACGCTGGCGGTGGTGGGGACGACCGCGGCGGTGATTGCCTTCAAAGGCGCCATGGCGGCGCTGAGCTTTGCGGGGCTTCTGGGGCGTGGGGGTGTTCTGTCGCTGATCGCGGCAGGGTATAACAGCATTGGACGCGCGGCGATTGGCGCGCGCGCAGCGGCCAGGTCCATGATCGGATTGCAGACTGCGTTGGCGGCCATGTCCGGACAGCCGCTCGGGACGCTGGGGCGCTTGCGGGCCGGGCTGACCGGGATCGCGCTGGCCGTCCCGGGCGTTGGCGCGTTGTCGTCTGGCATTGCCGCCATCGGCGCAGCCGTGGCCACGATCTCCGCTCCGGTCTGGGGCGCTTTTGCCGTGGCGGCCGCCGCAGTGGCCGCAGCTGGCCTTGCCCTCTGGCGGTATTGGGATCGGATCAGTGCGATCTTCGTCGGTGTGGGACAAGCCATCGGGGAAGCGTTGCAGCCGGGGCTGGACTGGGTTGGCGAAAAGCTGTCTTTTCTGACCCCGCTGGTCGATGGATTTGGGGCTGCTTGGGATTGGGTACGTGAGTGGCTTTCAGGCCTTGGCGCGTTGCTGTCGGGCCTCTTCACGCGCGAAACCCTGTCCGAGGAAGACATCGCCCGGATCACGGAACGGGCGCGGGAGGTGACCGAAAACATCATCGGCTGGTTTGCGGGTCTGCC